ATACCAGCTTCAGTTCCACCAACCTTATTCCTAAATGCATATGTAGTATCATTATATCTCCATACACCAAGAATATCTCCAACTCCTGCAATAGCTAGTATAGGTGTTCGTAATGCTTCAACAGCAGTAGCATATAGTGCATCAGTATCATAATCAGTTCTTGAGAGACTAGACGGAGAGGGTCTACCATCAAACCTCTCAAATCCACCTATTCTTCGATAACCACCATTTATTGCATGTTCATAGTTAGTAGAATTAATGAGTTCACCAGCAGCCATAGATAAGGCAGGAGTATCGGTATTGACACCACCTGCAAATGGGAAGTACTGCGTTGTGCGACTCATACTGATATAATTGACATTAAAGCAGGACGATACAAACCAAGCTGATCATATTCCTGGAGTTGATCTAACTCTAGGCGTTGCAATACTTCTTTAAACTCTTTCTCTGCTAGTTTATATAGTTCTACTGATTCTGAATCCTCAAAGAACCACATTTTTACTCTTGCTATAATAGCCCTATGATATTCTGAAGGGAAAATAGGAGTGTCAGTATTGGCAGTTAGTTTAACTGGTGCTTTCCAGTAGTTTGCATAAATAGCATAAGTATCATCAGCAGGAAATTCTAATGCAATAACTTTGTTTGGCATAGATGTATATTGAGAAGGAGGTTGATTAGTCTTTAGAGACTGGTTTGATCTCCATTCGTTATATGTAATTTTAGATAGTGGCCTTCCATCAGACAAACCTCTATTCACTGCAAAAGATTCAAAGTCCCATTGACCTAAATCATCAGGAGAAGAGAGGTACATTGATCCACTAGTTGTGCTTGGTTCATGTGTAGCCCAAAGAAAGTCCCAATCAGCATGTAGCCTTTGAATATAGATGTCTGCATCTGCAACCCAATCAACTACTCTCTTAAGGATACCTGCCTGACCTACTACAGTTACAGGTTGACTACTCCCTTGTATCCCACATTCTTGTCTTGCTAGTTTACTCAATTCAAGGAAAGTCATATGTTAGTCCTTTTTAGTAGTTCTTTTCTTACGGGTTTTTTTAACTTGGACAGCTTTTGTTTCAACAACTTCTTGGATTACTTCTTTAACAGGTGAACCATCATTGTAGTAAAACTCACCATCTTGTTTAAACTTAATATTCTCTTCATTTCTGCCTATTGTATAATAATGCCTTGAGCGGTCAAGCATGTCGATACCCTTTTCATAGAAAAGTGGGGCAGGTATTAAGCCTACCCCACGATTGGTTAACCTTCTACAGGTCGATGACCTTGGCCTTCACCACGAGGCTTTTGCCCCTTAGGGATCTTAACTTGTTTCGACAAGCCAGTTTGCTTGTTTTTAACTGCTGTAGTTTTCACGGTTCGTTTCCTTTCTGCTTCGTAGAAGCAATCACCGAGGTTTAGCATATTAAGCCCAAGCAACAGTAAGAGCTAAATCAATCGCTCCTGCCGTAGCAGCTCCGCTCCCAGACACAAGAACTACAGTATCAGCAGTGATGTCTTCTGTAGCACGAATCAACGCATTAGTGATAGGGACTGATGTATCAATTAAAGCAACAGGTACAGCAAATTCAGCAAATGCATCAGGATCAGCAACAGTGCCAACACGTACAGCAGAAGCAGCAGCAGTAGTTGCAGTAGTTGTGACGATAGATACACCAACAATACGGCCTACCATTCCAGGGACAGGGCTAGTTAGCTGAAAGATATCAGCAGCGGTACTCACAGAGGCATTAGCGTGCGCAGTGTAAGTTTGATAAAGCGGTTTGTCATAAGTAATCATTTTTAAGCTCCTTTAAATCAGACAGAATCACAAGTCCATTCGATAATACGAGAATTAGTAGCGTCAGTGTGTACAAGCCCAAATCCACCGATTGCATCTTTATGTTCAAACGGAATCGCTAGTTTCCGTCCGGTTGTCTTTGATCTCATTGTAAATACGTTTCCACCTAAACCCATGAAGAATTTTCCACACTGTTGACTGGCTAACACCAAAACTTCTTGCCAGCTTTCCTTGTGATACTCCATCTCCATTGAGTCTATGGATTGCTCTAACCTTATCTTCTGTAAGCTTTGATATTGAATTTTTTTCTCCAAACAGGTGGCGATTCTTTGCAACCATGTCATGAGAATTATCTTTATAGCTTCCAGTAAACAAATGGCTAGGCTTAACGCATTTTGGGTTATCGCATGAATGGCAAACAAGCATCCCATTAGGAATTTCTCCTATATGTATGAGATATGACAATCGGTGTGCTGGTATCTGCTTTCGTGTTCCTGGTATTTTTATTTGACCGTAACCCCACACATGTGAAGCAGCATTCCATTCCCAGCATTGATTGTCTTTGTTTAATTCCCATTTCTCACTAAACCTCTCAATAAGTTCCACTGTGATATCCATAATATCTCCTTAAGCAAATAGTTAAGGAATAACACCATGCAATACCTCAGATCGCAACACCTGCATCTCTCAATGCAGAACAGACTATATCTTCACCTTTATTCAAGGTGCTGTGCGCTTCGACTGCCAATAGCTTGCAGTCTACGGGGCATAACTCCCTAGTCGTTGAACCTTCACCAGTTAAGGTGCTTGGCTGCTGATCACCCATTGTAATATTTGTAATATTTTTAAACATTCACGCTTACCTTTTCAAGTTACGTTGTAGTTATTACAACTTTAGGGCTTTCCAGCAATTCACACAGATTCAAACTTAACATTTCTGCTAAGCTGGGCTTAGCTGATAGAAAGAACTAGAAACTTTTTCTACCAAGCTAGTTAACCATGCTACTCCTTTTGAGCGGCCAAAATCAGTTGGAATCTTACCACGAATTTCCTCAGGACATACAATAGCTTCTGCCACAGTATCTTTACCAAAGAAATGAACAGTATCAGATTTAGAACCTGAGAACCCAACATTATCAATATTAGTTTGCTCAATAAAGCGCATACCTTCATAGCGACCAATTTCACCATTCATAATCATACGGAAACCCTGATCAACATACTGATGCAATGCTTCCATTTCATTCTTCAGATTACGATAGGTTGAAGGACGAGCAATCGCAAAATAATCGCCACCTTGGAAGGTAGGGATATTAGACTCTTTCATTTCATCAACAATAGCTTTGAGGTGATACTTGTCAAGAGCGGCAGCATTCGTTGCACCAGCAGTACCATCAGTGCCCCAAGTCAAGTTATCAGCAGAGGCAGAACCGGCAGCAGTAGCTACTACAGTACGCTTGGTTGCATCAAACTGAGTACGAGCATCAATATCAAATGCCTTAGCAGCATCATCCTTCAATACAAGGTCAATGATTTCTTCAACACTATGCTTAGACATATCGTCAAGCTTTGAGTTAAACGGAACACTTTGTCCGTACTCTGTGACCTGAAGAGTCCCTTGAGTAATGGTATAATTACTCTCTGGCATTTCTTCATTCTCAAGAATCTTTCCGCCTTGATTAGCAATTTTGGAATAAACATTCCAATGGAACAAATCACCAGTATTGTAACCTTTGTCCATGCCGTCTTTGGCATCGCAGTGCTGTCGGTATTGAACCATAGGCTTGAGTTCTTCACGAATCTTATCAGATAATTGATCCGAATACATGAATCCTCCGAGTTCATTTGTTCCCCATAATTGTCCAGACATGATCTACTCCTTATTTGGGCCGAGTCGCTTTGTACCCAGCGAATATCTCGGCTTGAGTTTTTGGTTTATAGCCCGTAGGGGCCTTCATTCTTACATTAGCCTTCTTAACAGTTTTAATTTTAGCTTTCTTTTCATTTGCATCATCAACAAGATCTGTTTTGCCAGTTGATTGATTGAGCCAAGTATCTACTTCAATAGCAGCTTGATTAATAATCTTACTAGGAGACATTTTAGGGTTCTCTTTTAAGATTCTTATCGTAGCTTGGTCAACCATATCTCTGAGCTTTGAATCATTATTAAGATGGTTATAATCTGTTGCAAACTTCTCTACTCCATTTTGTCGATCAATTTGGTACATAGCTTTTTCTACTATAGCCGCCTCATCAATCTTTTCTGTTGGAGCAGGTGGTTCTGATTTAATCCTTGATAGAACAGTTCTAAAAGCTTCTTTAGCCTTCGCTTCATCACCAGAGTAAACATTGTCGATAAATGAATTTACATCTTCATCTGAAACTTCTAGCGGCTTGTGAGCTTTAATAGCTTGTTCTCTATCAAGTAGTGCTTTTTCTTTACGCTGAATCTCAGCATAATGTTGATCATTTTGTTGCTTTGTAATAGCAGCTTCTTTAAAGCGTTTATCAGCAGCAAGTGTTTTTTGGTAAGTGGCTAAGCCACCTTCTGCTTCAACTTCAGATGAAAGCTTTTGGATAATTTCACCGTCAACTTTTAGATTAACTAATTCATCGACAGCTTCTTCCTCAGCTTCTTCCTCAGCTTCACCAGTAAGTTCTGAATCTCGTTCTTCCCTTCTCTTTTTATAAATACCATCTATAATGCTATCTCTTGCTAGAGAAGGTTTTTCTGAAGTCTCTAGGGTAGTCTCATCAACGCCCTCAGTGTCTTCAATTTCTTGTACTTCTTCATTCATGGTAGCTCCTTGTACATCCGATATGGGTAGTACGTCTATTCTTCTGCGTCTAAGTACTCACTATAGGCTACATCTCCAGCCATAGCGGCATCATCTATCCATTGACCAAATGTCTTGTACATATGGATAATGTTTTGATATCTACTAATCATTTTATAATCATGGCAATCAATCTTCTCAAGCTTTGCATAGGCTTCATCTAATTCTATATTCGCTCTCTCAGTAATATAACGACCTAAAGAGCTAGATAGAAATAATTTAGCTTCATGGCCTAATGCAATTGTTTCATGATTCTCCATATTATGTCTTCTTTACTTGTTTGCTTGTTTGTTTCTTGAGCTGTTTAAAGATGTTGTCATAGTTATTACGATATTTCTCAAGGTTCGTTGGCCTTTGGCTAGATCCCTTACTCATCCTCTACCTGTCCCTTCATTTATTTTATCCTCGTCCAGGTTGTTCCTCTATACCTGGCGCCATTCCATAATCATCGTTCATAAGAAGATCAGACATCCTATTACGTTCTCCAGTAGCTACTTCTAGTTCCTTTTCTTTCTTACTAAAATCAAATGCACTTTCTTGGATAGCGAGTTCACCTCTTGAAATATCATTCTTTTCAGCAGCAATTTGTTGCTTGATATAGTTTATCTGTTGGTCAAGAGCAGCAATTTCTTTATTTGTTTGGTTGCGTATCTGTTCACGCTGCATATTACCATCTTGTTTGACTTGTTCAACTTGTATCTTAGTTTGATTATCCATCTCTTTAGATTGAAGCTGTTGCTGCATTTGTTGTAGCTGTTGTTTAAGCTGTGCAACTTCTGGGTTCTCTTCTTCTGATAAGTTAAAGAACCGTTGGCCATCTTGATATCCCAACGCACCAAAGACTTCATCAAATACAGCATTTGCTTTAATCTTTTTCATCTTATCTGGCATGAAGTTAGCAATTGTCCCAATAGCAAAAGATAGTTTCTCTACCTGCTTCTGTGGATTTATTGCCCCATAACCAACTGCTAGGTTCAGCACTATATCGCTTTTAATAGACTGCATGATTTGATTAATATCTTGGTTGCCACCACCAGCAGCTAGTAATCTCTTCTTGTCGCTTTCATACGTTTGTTCAAGGGCAATCATATGCTGCAAAGCAGGTTTTAGCCAGGTCTCAGAGAATGTACGTAACTGGTATTCAGTAACACCACTAGCGTCAGCACTCATGATTTCCATGCCGCCAACTGTTTCATTCATCGCTTTGTTACTGGCTACAGAAGACCCACTAAAAGAACCAGCAAGCTCATCAAAGTCATTATTAAGCCTATCTTGTTCAGCATAAGAGCTACTTGTTACGTCAGGTGGAGCATCATGCCTTACATCTCTATCAACATCATCTACTAACGTAACACCACCAGGGACTGAGTTAGTAAGTCCCCTAACATCAATCTTTGCATTACGTCTGACAAAGGTACGTCTATTGACAACAAGCTTTACATTATCCATACGTTGGTTAGCAATATCATTTGCTTCAGCTTGGATACCTGAATAAAGCTCTACTGGAGAAGCAGGGATAGGCTTGTGAGTCTCTAAATTACAAAAGCCTATAATATAAGGTCTTCCATTTGGAAACTCTTCTCCTAGAGGAACAGGGTCACTCAACAGCTTAGATGTCCCAAGAGTATAATAAATCATATCCTCAGACTCTATATTAACAATGTTTCTATGAACCCAGATTATATCGTAATCTGAATACACATAATCTACATTCTTTGGATCTTCTTTTCCTTGTTGGCGCAGGTTTGTAACATATTCTGCCCCATGTGAGTTTAGTTCCTCGTCATCAACTAAGTTCCAACCATCTTGGCTCTTAACTTCTCCACGATACATAGGAATAATTTCAATCAGGTATGGACTTGTACTAACAGGGTCTCTCCAGTCACAATTAGGATCAAATCTAAAATTCTCCAGAGGGACAAGATCATTAGATGGCCTGTCTGTTAAAATCGTTCTCTTAAACTCAGATACTGGAAGCCCTTCTTGATCAAATGTAGTAGAAGACTCCATCTCTTCTTCTTTAGCATCAAACAACCATTCATGGCGTGAGATGACACAGCCCTGAACCATTGCATCCTGGTATGCACCTAAACACGTATGAAACCACTTCATGCTAGGCTCTTGAAGTCTGGTGTTAATTAAGTTATCAATAACCTTTGCACCATAGATAGCCATTTCATCTGATTGGTTTACTGCTTTGCAATTAACAATATCAGAAGTTGAAAAATAAGCAGTGGCCGCGGCAGTTTCATGGCGACGAATTGTTGATCTTGTCTTTGGTCTGAAAATCTTAGAACGATATTTATATGAGTTTGTGTGGTATTTAGACCCAGCAGGATGTTTGGAATGAAACTGATTGATATTACGTTCTAATTGTTTTCTCATAGAGGAGGAGAAGTAACTGTTGCTAGTGGTATAAGCATCTACAGCAAGAGCAAGATAGTCGATAGCTTCTTCTTCAATCTCTACAATCTCTTCATATTCTGATTCATAATCATCTTCAGGCTCAATAGCGTACTCATCAGTTGGTTGCATATGTATCTCCGATAGCTGCGCCAGTAAAATCTAAATTAGTGGCATCGTACTTCTTAAAGGTACAGTCCATATTATATCGTTCAAGAATCTCCCCGCCAGCTCTCATAATAACACCATCATCAGCACACTTATCTATGCTGATATAAAACCCATAATCACCGTTAAGATCAAGATTCCTGACTGATACTAGGCCTGTTTCTAAACGACACTCTACATACCACTGCCATCCCTTATAGTTCTTCTCTAGCTCATTACCAACAATAGAACATATTTTATTTTCATGAAGCGTTCTTTGCATCTTATTCATTAGTAGCCCTATTTATCTTTTGTGGTTTGGTGAACTTACGTTTATCAAACTCATAAGAAGGTTCTCTCTCTGAATACATTTTAGGGTCTTGTTCTAAGCAAAGGCTTCTCATATCTACTTTCTTAGTTGTTACCTTCATAGCGTCTCCTAGAAATCATCAGCCCATTCTGGCATTAAGTCTTCATGATCATATGTTGCCATAGGTGGAGTATCATAAGAAAAGCAAAGAGCTATTGAATCACCTATATCAGGAGATGCTAAGCCTCTCTTCTTCATATCACTTTTCTTTTCAAGCTGGATCCGCATCTTAGAATCATAACCATACTCAGGGCCGATAAGATCATCTATTAAGTCTTGATCTTGTGGAATATCTGCACCAGCAATCCAAGTCTTCATCCTTCCCCACATCTCAGCTCTCTTATTAAAGTATTGTCTCTCATCATCTGCTTTATTGCTAGACGTTACTCCTATAATATCAAACCCTAATTGTTTCAATCTGTCAACTACCCCAGCACCAATACCTATTTCATCTATAAATACAGCATCTGGCTTGTACAAATTCATAAACTCAGCAACCTTACTTGCTACTTCCATAGTGTCTAAACCAGTAAACTTATGTATCTCTTCCAGCTTACGACCATGCAACCGACTAATAACAGTTCTATCTTCTCCAAACCTTGCGACATCTACTCCCATTAACTTAGAAGCACCAAAGGCTACATCAACCTCTCTTTCAACAGCATTATTCACATGCTCAGAAGAGATATATTGTGCATTACCGGCTCTAGGAAACTCCCCCCTAACACGTACACGAACAAAGTCACTGTCTTCCCCGTAGTCATCTACCCATTCCTGTAGCTTAACCTTATTAGTCATACTGGCAGTACGGCTATCTACTTTTGACGTATGCCATCTATGTCTATAAATACCAAAACAATCTTTAAACCTACCTGTATTCTTTGTAGGATTACCAAATGCTACCCATATTAATTCAGTGTTACCATCTGTCATAGCACCTTCAGAGACTTCCCATATAGGATCAGGAATAGAACTAGCCTCATCAAAAATCAATATAACTCTCTTACCTTTATTGTGTAACCCAGCAAAAGCTTCTGTATTCTTTTCAGACCAAGGGATCATATCAAATCTCCAAGTCTTCTCATACATAGGATCTTTGCTAAACAATGCTGTAGCGGTCAAAGTAAACCAATCTTCTGTGACAGATATCCTGTGCCATTTAGCAAGCTCTGCCCAAGTCTTTGTCTTTAACTGATTCTCTGTATTAGCAGTAACAACACCTTTAGTATCAACCCTTGTTGCCATTCCCCATTCAATAATCCAAGCCACTAAAGCACTGTTATGAGTAACTATGAAGTCATTTGTAAGGTATAGGTGGTCTGCTGCTTCTACTGTGATACAATGTCCATCCCAATAGTGGTCAAACTCAATAGATCTAACTATTTTGATAGGTTCACGTTTTACTGTGGCAACGTAATCGTCATACATCACACGTTTTCTGGATAGAGAAAACGGATTTATATTGTTAGGAAGGTTTATATGAACCTCATAATTATCATAGTTAGCAGACATCTTGCGACCATTGATAGCCTTCTCGCCCCTACGTCTGTCTGTGCTATAATTACTGACACCACCAAGAGACCTGACTATCCATATAATGTCATCTCGTAATTGTACTGATGATGTTGAATATTGTACTTTATATCCCTTACGACTAGCATCGCCTTTTCTAGCAGAGATAGTTCCATCGCTATCCATAAGACCACGTAGAATACCTATCCGTACTTCAGAAGAGTTAAATTTGTACTTATCGGGGACAAACTTATCAATTCCACATTTACCATGCAGGCCTAAATCACTTAGTGCCTCAACGACCTTATTTGTTTTCCCACCAGTATGCTTCCCTTGAGAAATATGTAGATAGTTCTTAGATGATCCATTTAGGGAAAAGCCTTCTGGTAGCTTGGACGCTATTACTTCATATACCTCTTCATCGTAGCAAGATATCTTAACAGCACCCTTCGTACGCATAGAGCCATTTCCAAGGATATATCCAATCACATAAGGATCTAACGGCACCTGAGAAGGCTCATACTCGACACTCGATGTTAAAGGAATCTGGTACCCCCTATTAAGGTTTCCAATCATCTCATCGGTGGTTACAACCCTTTTCTGATTAATATGTTTGCGGTCAACATTGGTAGTTACTTGCCACTGATGTTCAAGCCCAGCATAAGCATTAGTGCCATCACTGAACCCAACCTTGTAGAATGGCCAATCTTTGTGTGGGTATTTAGCTGTAACTTTAGTTGGGAGACCATCTGAACCAAAAACCCTGTCACCAACTTCAATATCTCCCCAACATCTGTATCCATCAGGAGTGTCTAAGTATGTGAAATTACTCAGAATTTTACCTACTCCGTGACCACTACTTACAGCCTCTTGTATCACTGCTCCATGAGATTCACCTGCTTGTAGCTTTTCCCCCATACGTTGTAAAACATCCCTCTGCCACTCATCAGGCCCATCAAAATCCTCTAAAGTATCCTTGCCCCACTCCCAGGCATAATAAACAAATCCAAGGGGATTCTGAGCAAACGAACTTATATCATCCATCAGGTCTTGATTCACATATACTCCTTTATTAAATATAACTAACTATATATATACTAATAATACATATTTTTATATTTTTATACAATTTTTATATATTATAAGAAAAGCAATACTTTGTTGAAAAAGAGACGTATATAGATGACGCTTACACCCCCAAAACTCAAAACCTGGATTCTCTCCTGCCATACCCGTAAAAACAGGGGTACTCTCGGAAACTTTCATGCAAGGGCATGAGGCTCTGCCTCAAACTCCGCAAGGATGGCAGCATCCTTAACCACTGTTTAAAACCACGCTCATTGCCGCTTGGCTAGTAATACCCATGACGATGTAGCTGTCATGTCTATCACGGTTAGGCCCACAACCTTTAAGGTCTTCTTTAGTTTGAGAAGGGTTTTCCTTCTCTATTTCTGGAACTTCAAGTTCCACAACCGATGAGCTGAGGCTCAGATAGGAGACAGTATGTCTAAGAATATCAGCAGTGGTAAAGTGAATGCCGTGTACGGGACAGCTTTATACCTGAACGTAGGTAAGTCCCTCTCCCTGAAGGTTCCGGCTACTTCGTTTAAGGAAGTGCCAGAGCAGGGTGACGTAGTCACCTTTGAATGTACTGGTAAGTTCCAGCTTGGGCGTGACCCCAAGTCCGGTGCTACTTCCAAAACTCTGTCAGCACGAGACTTCAAAGTCGTGGCCGTGAAAAGTAACGGCTGGTCTGAGTATGAAGACTACGATGAGCCTGATGCTCCTGCTGAAGCGGGATACTCGGACGAAGTAGCATTCTAGCTTGGGAATTATAACTTTAGTTGTTGTGCTGGTCATCGTTGTATGGCTGGCACAACTCTAGGAGGATTTATGCTTGACTTAAGATTACAAGGAAAGAAGATTCCGAAACCTGTACTTGAAGCCTGCTTCGAACTTGACGAGCATCTTGAACTTGTGGAGATGCTGGAACAGGCTGATGAGATGTGGGTCAGCTATAAGGTGTGTGATGTTTGAGCTGTTGCTGCTCTGCTTCGTGGTGATTCTCACCGCAGGCTGGGCAGCAGCTAAGTAACTAGAGAGCAGGCTTGTAATGAGTCTGCTCTTCTCTTGCGGGGGGAGGCTCTCATGCTCCATAATTGGAACTTAAAGCAGCCCTGATAGTTTGGACTGCTCCATAATTGGAACTTAAAGCAGCCCTGATAGTTTGGACTGCTCCATAATTGGACTCTATCTCCCAGCCTTACCTGCTGATGAAGCTGATTTACTTAAGTCCCTTGGAACCCATTCCTTCTTCTTTGGTATCTTAGCTACATATCAAACGAGGTGGCAGATAGCCAGAAAGATGAAGAAGAATCAACGTTGCCATTTTAAGATTTTTGCTAAACAGGGGGGGGGCTGAAAACTGGAAAACTGGAAAAACAGAAACACACCTTTTAGCCAATCTAGTGTATGTAGCTATAGTAACTTACTACTATTACTTAGTTTATTCAGTTTTCCCAGTTTCTTTAGTTTACTTAGTTTCTTCAGTTATACAGTTTTCAGTGACAGGGGTAGTTTCACTACTTGCTTTGCTTTATCTAGTGCGTTAATAGGTTTAGAAGCAGGTTTGGGAGTGATGGGCTTAATTTGTTCTGGTTCTACATATTCTCCATCTATTGAAATGATT